AACTGTTCATACTTGAAACGAACGTTGTAAGTTGGGAGATAGTATCAAAATCGTTGATAATTAGTTTGTCATTTTCTATTAAAGTCTTCAGATTTGAACATCCGATTCGTTTAACCTGGGGAGACATCTTGATACCCAGTTGAATACCTCTACCGAAACCAGTACCCATCGCTTGTGCTTTTTTGTTACCAGTTTCAATCTTCACCACGTTCTCATATTCAAGGTCTTGGTGTAAAGTGTCAGCAATTTGTGGTGTATTATTTATCTCAACCAAAACATACGCATCGTTAAACAGTTTAGCTGTGTTATAGATCACTGTTGGGAATAGAACTGGAGATATGGAAGATGAATTGTACTTTGCAACTTGTCGGTATGGTACCGCAGATACATCAAACACCGAGAACGATGACGCATCCATGTTTCTACCCTCAGCAGGGTCAACAGTAATTGCATAGATGTGGTCTGCTGTACGTTCATCATCACCTTTGATTGGATATTCATACAGATGCAACAACTCATGTTTGGCAATCGGCTCTTTGTATACCAACTGAGCCAACTTGGAACCAGAGATAAGTGTGTTGGTAGAACCCAAAAATTCACATTCAAACTCTTGTCTGAACTGTTCTTCAGAAGTGTTCTTAATAGTTTCTTCTTTCCATTTTTCATCACGACCAGGGACCATAGACCAGTGAATCTCGAATGTTTGATAGCCGTTCTTCTTACCGATAGCATCCATCCAGAGTTTGTAGAATAGATTCATTCCGTTAGGTGTTGACACAATAATAATCTTGGTTGTTTTACCAGATGAGATAACAGGGTAAACAGAGTTAAAGAACTCATTGGCAATGTTGGCTGGAACGAACGCAAACTCGTCCAAGAATACAATGTTAAATGCTCCACCACGAACTGCTGAACTTGAAGTTGAAGCGGCAATAATTTTTGAGCCGTTCTCTAGTTCAACGTTACCTTTGTTCCATGTGATAACACCTTGCTGTAGCCACATAGGTAAGTTTTCATATGCAAGTTGGTACTTGGCAAGAATGTCACGTGCGAGTGAGCCTTTGTTGGCAAGAACTGCGATGTTTTGGTCTGATGAGAACAATGTTACCCAAAGTAGATAAGCAACAGAGGTTGTGGTTTTACCAACCTGACGGGGACATTTTGTAATTGAGAATCTATGTTCGTGATATGTGCGAATCATTTCCTTTTGGAAGTCCCACATCTCAAATGGCATTAAACCACGGTCAACGTTGACGATCTTGATATATCTTTCAGCAAAATATACCGGGTCTTTAGAACATCTTATATACTCATCGACTTCTTCTTGTGTGTATGCGTGTTCAACGCCGGCTTTCTTGAGAAGTGGATTATCACGATACGAATCTTTATTATTAACTGCCATTCTGCGCTTTAATTAATTTAGATAGTTCAGATGTCGAACCAATAAAAATTGCCTTGTCAACAGTAACATCACTCTTTTGTTTGATGTTCTTCATATCACGTACCGCTTTTTGCATCGTCATAAGTTTTTCGTTTGCGTCTGCTGTATTCTTAATGAGTGTGGCTACAACTTCAAATGCACGTGGGTGTTCAGACTCAGATGCAATGGCAAGAAGATGGTCGATGGCTTGGTTACCCTTGTTTACCAGTTCTTTAATTGTCTTGCGAGATTCTTCATAGTCTTGGTCAAGGTCATCTTCAAGCCGAGCAGGAGTACCAAACTTGGTTCTCTCCTCAACTACAGCAGGTAAAATTTCTTGTACTGGTTGTTCAATCTTGACATCCACATCAAAGATTTCAGACATGTTTTTTTCAAACTTTGACATAATTAAGTTATATTAGGATATTCTTGTGTTGTGATAGTATATGTATAATTATTTGGCATCACAACATTTGATGGGTTCGGTGCAACAGTAATCTTAACTGAAGAATTTGATGTTAGATTGAAACTGTTTGCTGACCATGTTGCGTTTGTAGTCACACCAATTACTTTTTTACCGCTAGTTAAATGTCCAAATACATCAGTGAGTTCTAATAATTTTGAGGTAGAGTTCCAAGATACAACCTTAGCTGTTGCTGTTGCTGTATCATAAGAGTAACCTTGATACACATCTTCACCAAATTGGTAGTTGCCTAACCCACCTGTTGCCATAGTACCAGTAACATTATGCTCATGTAATGAAGGTTCATTAATAATGTTTGTAATTGAACTTCTAATAATTTTTGGTTGTGAAACAGGTCCATACAAATAACCTTTTACAGTAAAGTTAAGAGTCCAAATGATAGAACGGATGTTTGTATTGTAGTCGCCTTCATAATCAACTTCATTTGAAACGTCATTAAGAATGATTGGTAGTTGTTTAACAAGTCCAAGTTCTGGTATCAGATTCACAGAGATCGTATAATCTGGTGTAAAGTATGGAAGAATCTTCTCCATAAGTTGTGCGCCATCTTCAATGTTGCGAACATATGCATACAGAGTAAATTCAAAATCAAATGGGACTGGATTGTAAACCGATAATGCGGTTGTACTGGATGGAACAGTTGTCTTAAAGTTCGTATTTAATTTTCTGGCTGCATCATACTTCATGTTTTCCATTACGAAAGACATGATTGGTAATGTTATCTGTGTTTTCTTGTCGAGGTTTGGATCACCTTCTATACGAGAAACATACTTCTCTTTTCCACCATACACGATTGGAACAAGAAAATGTTCCTTTTCGTAGCCGTTTGAATCATAACGCACCAAATTAATTTCATTAAAGATGTTGCCGAACGCAACAACCATCTTTCTAATCGTGCGATGGTAAGAATAATTTGTTGCTGTCATGTTATGCTACCAAAAGGATTTGATTCTGAGAAATCAATAATTTCATCCGCTTCTGTTTGAATGACTTTGTTGTCATAGATTTCACGTTCTTGCGGATCAATTAACTCATCAGGTGTCTGAGAAGTTGTGTAAGATGCATTACTTGTGTTACCACGAACGAGTGTATTGTTTGCAAAGTCACCATACAAATCTGTAACTTTCAATATACCAGTTGGTCTATCCCAACTTGTGACTGTACCATAAGCAGAGTTTGATGTGTTGTGTACAGATTCACCACGAATAAAGTTACCATTGCCAGTAGCAGTATTCATTGTGAGTGTGATGTTGTATGCGTTCTCGTAAACAATCTCATCGATGTTTGGAATACCAACATCAATTGTTTCTTGTGAGTATTTGAATTTCTCAAGTTCTAGTTTGTAGAAATATGGATACTTGTTACCCATAACATAAAATGCGTCTGTGTAATTTACATATTTGATTTCATATATCTCACCTCTTTGTGAGAGAAATGGAATGTAAATGAGATCACCTTCGTTTGGTCTGACGTATCTATCTTGTGGAACCCAACGTGAGAAAGAACGTTTAGAAACAATCACAGACATGTTGTTGCGAATTTCTAAACCAAATTTAGAGAAGAACTCTCTTTCACCTTCATAGCCATCTACATTAGTGATATAGAGTTCTAGTGGATATGCGGCAGTAAACTTCTTGAGTGGGTCTTCACCATAGATCAAATCTCTGGCAGCCTCATTGATGTTTGGAATGTAATAGCAATCGACACCATTAATTTTAATGGTTTCAATCATCAAGTCTTCCATGAGCCTTTGCTCTGGACTACTACCAAAGTTATTGAAATAAAGATTTGTTGCCATTAGTTCAGATAGAAGTCAACTGGTAATTCGTACTTGCTGGACATTTCTTCTTCCAACGCTTTAATTTCTTCCGTTGCTTCATCAAAAATTACTTGACCATTTAGAACAACACCACCAGGGAGTTGGACACCAGCAAACTTTTTAAGATTGGTACCCCAATTTTTCTTAATGAGTGCTGTGGCATATTCTTTGAGCCAACGGTCATTCCAGACTGATGCATACTGAGCAGAGTCAATCATTGCATATGATTCGGCAATCACCACATCACCTGCTTTGACGGCTGAACCCCAACCCCAATCACAAAAGAGTTTGTTCATGTGTCGTTGATAGCGAATTGGAACTTCACCAGTGAACATTATCTCTAGTGAACGTAGGTGTTGCATCGTCAACGTATAGTTAACATAAGATGCAGAAGTAAAGTCATACAATTCATTCAGACGGAGTTGATAACGTAGGTCAAACATATTGTTTGTGTTAATCGAGTCTGAAATCGGAAAGACACGGGTGACACCAACAATCGTTACAGCATTATTACCAGCATCTCTTGTCACACTCGGTGACATATTGATATACCGATTGGAGATATCTGTTGCGTCTAATTGCTTGATGTAGTATACCTTTTGAAGTGCATCAAAATGGTAGTCTTGCCAGTACTGGAACGCATCATCGATTCGGTCTTCTATTTGATCGTCATCAAGGTTGATTTCGATGGTTGGAAAACCGAGTCTACGAAGGCAGTATTCTTTAAATGATTGTCTATTGGTAACCGAAGGCATTAATATTTCTCCTTATTGTAAGGTATTTATTGCCCAATTACCTTATATAAATCAGTTAATTACTTTGCTGGACAATGGACCTGGTGGTGTGTTTGAACTTGGTTGACCCAATTGTGCTTGTGCTTGTTGTTGCACTGCTTGAAATGCATCAATACCCACTTCAATTGGTAGCTTTGCTAGACCACCAAGGATTGTGTTGAGTTGGGAAATAGTCAATTCAAGGGTTACTTTTTGTTCGTTCATAATTTTTCCTAATAAAATGTTGTGTAACTGTATATTTATCCAGCTGTATTAGCACTCATGCCAGGGGCTGGAGTGTTTGCCGTAACTGGCGCCCATGGTAAACGATTCTCCACCACTGGACTGATCTTGTCTTCAATCTGTTTTGCAATCTGCCCGTTAACATGATCTGCATAGCCACCGACAACGACTGTTTTGATCCAGTCTAGTACATCTTCTTCCGTCAAATCTTCAAAGGGAATGAATGGACCAGACTCATCTGTTGGGTCAACCGTAAACGGTGTTGCACCAGAGAATGTTCCTTCGTTTCCGTTCTCATCTGTACCAATCTTTTGCCAGTATGTTTGTACAACAGCCGCTGGTTTGTCGTCTGATACGTCTTTGGTCTTTAGACCGGTAATTTTCCATGTGTAAGTAATTGCCATTATTTTCTCCTAAAATGTGGGCAGGTTATGGTGAATGATTATACACCGATTTCTTGTTGTATTAGATTTTTCATGTGTGTATCTTGTTCTTCCGAGACGGAATTTTGTATCCAAGAAACAATAGTTTCATCAGACACTTGGTCGAATGGTATAAAATCTTCATTTGAATTTAATTCATTGGTAGAAAAAGTAGAGGTTCCATGCACTCTACTGGTTTGACCAGATTCATTTGTACCTACTAATGACCAATAGACTTGAACAACAGCATTTTCAAATCCATTTTCATTAATTTTCTTTACTGTGTTTATTGAATAATTATAGTTAATTGACATTATTTTTCCGTCATTGTGTATTTATATGAAAGTAAACAGACCAGCAACTAAAAGCATTGATACACCCCAAGTTCCTAATGCTTTATAGTATGTAGCCAATGGAGTTCCAAAGTATCTATTTCCAACGGCAACACATTTGTGTGTTGGACTTATTAGATATCCAACATAATCAACAGCAAAGAACCATAAGAAATATTCTACTCCAAAAACCTGTGCGGTTAATACAGCAAATGCTATGTATTTTCCGCTACTACCCATCAGAAAACTGGCAATAAAACCGATTGCACTAATGGTTGCCATGCCTACAAGAGTTGTTGGATCAATAACCGAACCTGTCAACCATGCTTTGAACATAGCTTCTTGTGATTTGAAATAGTTGCCTAGAATAATAGCAACTGCAACAGTAAGAACAACCTGCCAGTTAATATAGTTAAAAATCTTTTTGTAATCCCAGGTTTGGGTAATCAAACAATAATATAATGCAAGCAATCCAAAGATTTCAAAAACATTGTCTTTTCCACCCATATAAATGTAGACACCTATTGCGGTAAAGAAAGGTAAAACGTTCCGAAGCACTGCTGAAATTTTAAAGTCACCTGTACGGTCGATATGTATATCTTCTTCTTTAACTGTGAAGAAAATATAACCTGCAATGAATGCAAGTGATACTGCGAGAAGTGGCCAAACCATTGACATCCATGCGGCATAAGTTAAACCAAATGCGGCAATTGGTAAAATGACCGTCTTTTCTAATGGACTCCAAAGATAATAATGGTGATTGCCAAGGTAGTCCACGATACCCATTTTTTCTCTACCGTGATTGTGTGAATGATTTGAACACATCGTGTCTAATACACCAGCACTGACTGTAACCCGACCCTCGATTGGTAAAATTCCACCAATTGCTGAAACCAATGCAACCATTATACGATTGCTTTTAACAGTATCTTGAATATATGCAAACGCACTAGCAAAAAGATTTTGTTCTTTTGCAATACCTGCGGTAATCATAATGAATACCAGCATCCACAAATATTCTAAACCTTTCAATAAAAACATTTTATTTCCTAATAATTACAATATACAGTCCATTCCACCATTGGTCTGGATCTTCCATTTCATTTAGAATTAGCTTCTCATAAATTACTTCTAACCCTGCTTCTTTGATACCTTCTTTTGCTCCAGAAACTACTCCGTCAAAGTTTGCATCATCAAAAATCAATATGGATTCATCTCTAAATTTATCTGAGAAATACCTAACTGCGGCACTTGTCATCTCATGTGAGTGTTCGGCGTCATAGAAAAACATATCAATGTAATCTATTTGTTTTTTATCGACCTGTAAAAAATGACTGTCAAAGAGTCTAACGGTATTATCATTTTTAAACTGTCTAACATTATCTATGAATGTTTGTTTTGACGTTTTTATGTTTGTTGTTCCGTTTGATGCTTGTGTTTCATTCTTCCAATGGTCTACTGCATATGCTTTGAGTGAATTTCCATCCAAAGTACTACAGAAAGTGCCACCATTTAAAACACCAATTTCAAGATATGACGTTGATATTTTACCTAATTGATTCAATAATTGTCTGGTTCGGTTTGCAGTTATACCTTCTACTGTTCGGTTCAATTTAAGATTTACCGAATCTACTAATATGTTTGCTACAGCTTCAACTTTTTTGTTGTTTGTATTGCCTTTGGCGTGCCAAACCTTATCACAGTAGTTACAATCCCAACAATCAAACTTACATGTTTTTATCTTATTGCGCCAGATATCAATCGGCTTATTTTCAAGACCTGTTTCTTTCAAATAGTCGTCAAATGTATCAAATAAAACCTCATCGTTATTTACAAAACGTTTGATGATATTCATAGTCTCAAACATTCTGTCGGTGCTTTCCCGACCATGCATTTTGATTACGTCTACGTACTGTAACAATTCAATCCAGTCTTCTCTCCAAGGTGGAAAGTTTGCCGTTTTTAATGCAATTGCTTTGTCGTGTGTGTCCCATTGTGGACAACTGACCCTACTAATTGGGTCATTGAAATATTGTGGTCCAGTTCTTGTGTTGTTGAACTGAAAGTGTTCATCCATTACTGGACAACCACCTAAACAACCTTCATTAGCAAGAAGTGAAATTTTTATATTGTATTTTTCTTTTACTTTTTTAATTTCACCAAGTCTTACTTGATCTCTCATCAAATCTCGGTCTAGGTTTACGTAATCAAAACCAGCCTCTGCCAAATTTGCAACATCTCTGGCTTCACTTACATTCCGAAGAATGGTATTCTTTACAAACAAGTCTGGAAATTCTGACTTAATTTGACCAGTTTTCATCCAATGTGTATGTGGTAGGGTGCAGGTTTTGATTCCAGACTCGTACAATGGCCTGAAATTTTTAATCCAAATGTCCAGGTTCTTTTGGTCTGGCCGCACTTCAATGTTATTAAAAGTTGCAGATACTGGAATACCAGTTTCTCTTTGAACATGAAGTGCGGTCTGAATGGCAAATAAATTATCTTCTGTTTGTATGAAGATATCACCCATAGCGTCCTGAAGAAACGGTGCAATCCTGCAAGTAAAGTATATGTCGTATATGTAATCTTTATACGTTTTACAAAACTCTAAGAATTCGTTGAACTGTTCCTCATTCAGCTTGGGATTGAGGGGTATACTAAATATTTTCACCTTGATTTTTATTTTCAATTTTAAGTTGTTGTTTAACTACATCATCAATATAATTCATGTCACCAGGTTTATTTTGGGACATTTCTAGTTCTTCGAGTGCTTTCTTTTCCAACACACCAATACCTCTATTTAAAACCGTATTGTATTTCAATGCGGCCTTAATGGTTTCTTCTTGGTCGTGAAGTGGCATCATTGCAATAGAATCTAAATTACCTTGTCCGATTCTACCTTGAGACATTAAATCCATTGCGGCTTGTTTGGCCATTCTGGTGACCCAATAATTGCGTTCTTCAACTTCATCGTGCTTCTCATAGCTTTTCAAATCTTCAACTGTTGGAACAATATCTTTAATTATTTTAGCAAAATTGTCCAACTCTTCCATGCATACTTTATATTTTCTCTCATAAACATTCAGATCATAATTGAATTGATCTAACTCGATGAATAATAATTCTTTCTTTAATTCATCAATTTCATTTTCAATATCTCGATTAAGTATTTTAATCTGAGTGTTAGTTTTCCAAACGTTTCTTTCGATTTGTCTTTTTGCGGCCAGTCTTGTTTCTATTTCCAATAATGCCTGTCTAACTCTCCTATAATTTGTTACTTGTGAGTTTACAACAAAGTATCTTGACTGAAAATCTGACATTGCCCATGAGCCATAATTTTCAACAATTTCATAAATCTGATTATTTTCCATATTAAAATCCTAAAATAAAATGCATCTTACCTTTTCTTGAATCTGTAGTTTCATCCCACATAAACAATTCTCTCAACTGTGTTCTGGTCATTTCTATACCCAATAATTCTTCCTTTTTATACGCAATTTCTCTAACTGTCGTGCAAGATTCAATTGCATTTAAAATTTCTTGTTCACCATCTCTGCTATCTCTTGCATCAAATATTTCTTGAACATTCAACCTGAACACACGCTTTAATAAACTAACCGTTGCGGCTTCTGTTTCTGGTGTGTGGTAAACTTTTGTTTTTCTTTTACCTTGTGCAAGTTGATCTGCATCTGGCTCCAAGCCTTCAACATCGGAATATGCAGACCTATATCCTCTAACTTCACCATAAAATTTCCAAGCAACCGTACCCTCAATTTCTGGTATTTCTTCGTGTGTTACGCCGTCAAAAGGATTAGTTTCCAACATTTCATCACTCACACTATATATTTGGAAACCACTCATTGATGTTACTTGTGAAATTCCTTGTGGAATATTTCTCTTAAAATTTGCTAAAAAATATCTCATGTGTTTATCCTCAAACTGATGCTGATGCCATTGCGGCAGAACTCATTCCATCATGCCCTTTTGGTTGTGCTGTTGACCCTAGCACAGTATATGTATCCGTACCATGTGTCACTTTATATGTGTTGTTGTTTTGTGCGCCATTATATTCACCTAAACAATAACCCCAATTTTGTCCTGTTTCATAATTTTCTTCACCAGAATTGTTAAAACTTAAATCAGTTCTAATATTTGAACCAGTTGTATCATTTATTTTATATGCACTTGCAGTTATATTACCACCGTTTTTAACGTAAGCATAACCTTCTTTTGTTATCAATGCTTTACCCCAGCCGTCAGTACCAACTGTTAGTCCAGCCGAACTCCATGTTTCTGTGGCAAATTCAATCTTGTGATTACGACTTCCCGAATATGACTGTTTAACCCATCCGTAATATTGTCCATACCATGTACAAACAAAATCACCTGGAGTGCCGGCTGAACCACCTTGACCTGTTGCATACATCACTTCTGTTACCAAATTATGTTTGTCTATGTTTGTTGCTGTTCCTAATATCCAAGCCAAAGTGAGATTTGAATTTATTATTACACCGGCATCACCATAACCATCCATAGATTGTTTCGTATCCCGAGCAGAATCGTATGTTCTACTCGATTCTGTAACCATATTGTATGACGAAGTATATGTTCCTGTTCCAGGCCACGATTCTGAGGTTGCATATATGTATTGATAATAATCATTATAACTTCCATCAACATATGCGGCATTTCTATCTATCGAATCACCTAAATTTGTTGTCGTATCTGTTGCATGTATAGTTTTATTGGTGTTCTTCCATGGGCTTGTATCTTTATAACCACCTACCACATACCCTTTGTAATATATTGTTCTGTATTTAAATGGATTTGCTGAGAATGGATTCGATGTTTGGGTGTCACCGTAAACAGTCCATGAACTATTAGAATCATATATGTAAAGTACACCATTATCTGACACATAAGTGTTACCAACTGATGGTGAAGAAGGGAAATCAAAAGCCATTATACACCACCCAATAAGAATGCTGAGGCTGTGCCGCAACATCCCGAACTCATTCCATCATGTCCTTTTGGTTGCGTGTCTGAGCCCATAGCTGTTGAAGTATCAGTTAGATAATTTATTTTTTGTGTATTGTTTGTTTGATTACCGTTGTATGAACCTAAACTATAACCGTGATTTTGTCCAATCTGGTGATTTTCTTCACCGCATGTATCAGGTCTGGCTACTGTTGTCATAACGGTTGTACCTGGAACAAAATCATTCCATTTGTTATATGTTGCAGAACCGCCGTAAGAACCTGTTGCACAATAACCATAACCCATTTTAGTTGATAATCCTTTAGGTTGTCCGTCTGATCCCGAACTCCATGTACCAGAAGTCCATGTTTCTGTAGCCCATTCTATGTAAGCGGCGGTGCTGTTAACTGCAATCCATCCCCTAAACTGTCCAAACAGCGAAGCTACACCACCAGCTGTACCACCAGATGTTGCAGGATTGGCTCCTACAGAACCTGCATTATACATTGTTTCTGTTACATAGTTGTGTTTATCTGTTGCTGAAGAAGCACCGCCAGTTATATAAGCCACAGTCAATGTTGAGTTCATTAATGCTTCACAGTCACCTCTACTTGTTTTTGTGTTCCATATAGAATTGTGAGTTCTTCCTGAATCTGTTGACATATTAACAGATGATGTGTGTGTTGAAGAACCATTTACAGTACCAGACATTCCATAAACATAATGATAATAATCACTAAAGCCGCCGCCAATATAAGAAGCATTATAGTCAACCATGTCTCCAAGATTAGTAGTCACATCGGTTGAGTGCTGTGTTTTGTTTACGTTTCTCCAAGGTGAACTACTTTTATATCCAGCTGAAACATATCCTCTTGTGTATATTGTTCTATACCTAAAAGAGTTTGTAAATGGGTTTGTTGTTTGTGTATCACCTTTTGTTGTCCATGATGGTCCTGCATCATACAGATAGATGTAACCTGTTGGTGCAACGAATTGCGCTCCTGTTGTTGGTGAAGTTGGAAAAATAAAAGCCATTATTAATTTCTTAATTCTTTAAGTGATTGTATTTCAGACTTTAATGAATCAATCTGCTCTTGTTGTTCTTTGATGGCTTCGATGAGTAGACCAACCATGTTTCCGTATGCAACTGAATATTGGGTTTCCTCTGAACCCATAATAACTTCTGGTAAAACTTTCATTACTTCTTGAGCAATCACACCAGCATATTTGGTGTCTTTATCCTCAGTGTCATTTCTGGTATAAGTTACACCACGAATCTGTTTAACTTTTTCAAGAGCATTTGGAATAACTTGAATGTTTTCTTTCAGTCTTAAATCTGAATAAGCAGTGATGTTATTTGAAGCAATAAATGCTCCAGATGACACAAACGTAAATTGACAACCTGCCACACTTGCTGTACCAAAGTGCATACCAATCATGTCGGTAGTGCCATTATAACCACCTGAGCCTTGGAAATAAGCCATTCCGTAACCATCAGAATTTGCAAAACTCCAAATTCGGTTTCTTCCTGAGTTATATGCTGTGTATTGATAGCCAGTTGCTGACGACATCAAATATACATAAGACGTACTATTTGGATTTAAATAATATCCTGTATCATTAGAATCATAAAAAATCGGAGCACGAAATGAAGTTACAGCATATGCGTAACCACCACCATTACATATATTAATGTTACCGGCCGCACTGTATTGCAAATGTAGTTGACCGCCATCGGAGCGCCAAATCTGATCGTAGTTAATCGTCATCTGAGAGCCGTTACCCACGTACAAATAGGAATCAGCACGTAGTGTACTCACCAAAGAACTGGAATGTGGGTCTAAGTAATAACCAGTGTTATTAGTATCATAGAAAATTGGAGCACGAATAGAATCATTTCCATACAAAATCGAACCTATCAGTGTTTCATAACTTGTACCTGGATTATTAAGCACTTCAATCCTACCATTAGATGCAACACCAATCTGCGATGCAACAACGCCACCCCAATGAAACCCTAGACGTGGAGGAAGATACGAACCTGATCCACCAAAATTAGATTCTCTAAGTTCTATTGCGGCTACTGAATAAGATGTAGAACTATTATCGGAAGCCGCAAATTCGAAGTTACCTTGATTTGAGGTTGAGAATGAAGCGCCAATAGGTCCAATGGGTCCAATAGGACCGATAGGTCCGATAGGACCCTGTGGTCCTGTTGGCCCCCTAGGTCCAATAGGTCCAATAGGCCCAATTGGTCCGATAGGTCCAATTGGTCCGGCAGGACCACCTGGTCCTTGGTTGCCAATTGGTCCGATAGGTCCAATTGGTCCGGCAGGACCACCTGGTCCTTGGTTGCCAATTGGTCCGATAGGTCCAATAGGTCCAATAGGTCCGATAGGACCCTGTGGTCCAATCAGCCCGCTGTTCGGACCTGTCCATGCTCCAGATGAATTGATAACTTGACCATATCCCTCAATTCTTAATGAGCCTACACTTGTCGTGCCTGTTACTGTAAGTGTGCTGTTTGCGGTAACTGGTCCAGTGATTGTGCCACCTGCTTTTGAAAAGTAAAGTGTAAAATCTGGAATTGGGAAAGCATCAACCCATTGCGAACTGGTTCCATCATAGTATCGTATTTTCAGTTTACCTGTGTCTGATTCCCACCAGAAATCACCAGGAGTAAAAATTGAAGGTGCTGTATCACTAATAGTAATAGTGGGAATATTTCTCCACGCTTGCCATGTACCACTATATTTACCTCTTACAGCAATACCACCAGTTCTAAAGTCGCCATATATTTCATGGTACCAGTCTGTGCTGTAACCTGCTACATATAATCCACCGTCAGTTTGTGAGCCTACTGATCCACCAATACCGTATGATGTTGGTATGTTAGAACTTACATAACCAATTGAATTGAGTGAAGCGGGGCTACTTGCGTTTAATGGGTTGCTGGAAATTGCAGAAGTGAAGTTTGGTGCAACTGCTCCAATTGGCCCGATAGGTCCAATGGGTCCGATAGGTCCAATTGGTCCTTGTGGTCCTGTGTTGCCGATTGGTCCGATTGGTCCAATAGGTCCGATAGGTCCTTGTGGACCTGTGGCACCTCTTGGTCCAATAGGTCCGATAGGCCCAATGGGTCCAATAGGTCCTTGGTTACCAATAGGTCCGATAGGTCCAATTGGTCCTTGTGGTCCTGTCGGCCCGATTGGTCCGATAGGCCCAATGGGTCCAATAGGTCCTTGGTTACCAATTGGTCCAATAGGTCCGATGGGTCCTTGTGGTCCAGTTGCGCCGATAGGTCCAATTGGCCCGATAGGTCCTTGGTTACCAATTGGTCCAATGGGTCCGATTGGTCCTTGTGGTCCAGTTGCACCTCTTGGTCCAATAGGTCCAATAGGTCCGATTGGTCCCTGAGGTCCAGTAGCACCGATAGGTCCGATTGGCCCGATAGGCCCAATAGGTCCCTGAGGTCCGATAGGTCCAATTGGTCCGATAGGCCCGATAGGTCCTTGTGGTCCGATAGGTCCGATAGGCCCAATAGGTCCAATTGGTCCTTGTGGTCCAGTAGAACCTCTATGACCGGCTGACACGATTGTCCAAGATGATGCGAGTGTTGTACCAACGTTGAAGTCTGCCGCAATAGAGAAGTTTGTACCAGATGTGATTGTGACAACACCTTCAAAATAATTTGCGGCTGTGTTGACTGCACGAATTCTGGTGCCTGTAGCAAAAGCACCTTGCTTGTTTGTAGTGAGAACGATTGTTCCAATAGAAGCAGGTGTTACAGAAGTAGTTGATGTAACGCCATCATAACCGACACCGATTGGCCCGATTGGTCCTTGTGGTCCGATAGGTCCAATGGGACCAATAGGTCCAATAGGTCCCTGAGGTCCTGTTGGTCCAATAGGTCCGATTGGTCCCTGTGGTCCTGTAGGTCCGATTGGTCCGATAGGCCCGATTGGACCCTGAGGTCCTGTTGGTCCAGTAGCACCGATTGGTCCAATAGGTCCAATTGGCCCGATAGGTCCGATTGGACCTTGAGGTCCTGTTGGTCCTGTTGGACCAGACAAGTTAGTTGGACTGCCTGTCCAAACGCCAGATGAGTTGATGACTGCTGTTGAACCAACAGTCAGACCATTCTTTATTGTAAAATTATTTGGATTTGCCATCTACTACTTATACATCTATTAATTTGGAAATAAGCGATTCGAGCATAGCTACTCTAGCACGAAGGTCTACGACTTCTTTGTTTTGTTCTTTGATAGCTTCAATCAACAATGGTGTAAGTCTTTCATAATCAATTGTTAAGTAATTACTATTGATTGGTGCATCTGCCACAATTTCAGGTAACACTTCTTGTACATCTTGCGCTGAAACACCAACTTCACGTTTTGGTTTATATCCTAGTTTCTGTGCAACTTCATTTGCTTCATAATAAAAGCCTTCAAGTTTATTGACTTTCTCTAAAGCATTTTCAATTTTACCTAGATGAGTCTTCAGTCTCATATCGGAGTAATATGCTGTAATGTTACCAGCGGCTCTAATAGAATCACCAGTGCTTGCAAAATCTGCATAATAAGCGGTGTTGTTACTGTCGTAGAAGATAGGTGACCGAACCGAGTTCGCTATAACCCAGTAAGTGCCGCCGCAATTTACAATACCACGGCTGTTGCCGATGTTTACGTCACCTAAACTGTGGTCGAGATAGAATTGCAATGGGCTGCCAGCAGAAGTGTTGTAAGAACGTAAAAGACTGCCGTTATCATTGCGGCGAGGACCAATTTCACCCCATGTGTTGACGGCATTTAATACGCTTGTGCTGGCAGCGTCCACGTAATACGAAGTGTCGTTGTTGTCGTAGAAAATTGGTGAACGTATATCAACATTTATTGTTACATTTCTGGAAGTGTTAACCCTTAGTGCCTCAGAATTATTATAGGCTAAACGGAATGAATCTGAATCACCTTCATCTACTAAAAGATTCCATCTATTAGTTGCATCAGAAGAATATAAGTTTAAGCCGTCATCCCAAGCAGAACCCGATGCTATTAAATTAGTTTTTCTAATGCGACTGGTTGAGTTAGGGTCTATGTAATAAGCAGTGTCGTTGTAGTCATATATAGCTGGCGCATACGTTGTTCTATAAAGATATACGTTATCACCACCTTGGCCAAAACTTGCTTGAATATTACCTGATGAAAGATTCCATATTGAAGTACCATAATCATAACTTTGGTGTGCCTGTATCCTTATGCCCGTATAAAAGTGTATGTCCAATGGTTGTGTCCATGCACCGGCAAATTTACCAATATAATAATCTCTATTACCTGGTACATGAAATTCAATACCAACAAACGAAGATGTTGCGATTGAACCCGACTGCAACGACATATTAATGACGTTGCCAACATATGGATAACCAATATTGGTCTGGTTTAATACTGAAGTTGATGCTGGATCCAAATAATAACCAGTATTGTTACTGTCGTAAAAAATCGGAGCACGTGAAGATGCGTGAGAAGTTGTGTCCCCACTATTAGCAATAATAAATGCGTTGATTGTGCTTGCGGTGTCGTTAAATCTAAAACCGTAGCTAGGTGAGCCTAGCGCGTACGTACCGTTAGACCATGCCAAAACGCCATTAAAGTTAACGGCATTTAAGTTTGATGTGCTGGCGGGGTTTACGTAATATGCAGTGTCATCAGAATCATAATATATGGGTGCATACACATTTCCACCATTAGCACTTGAATTTGCGTGTGGATAAACTGTTATTGTGTTAAATACAGTATTAAAAGAACCTACAAAAGAAACCACCCAACCATCTGAATAATGTTTTGGATCACGTCCGTAATAACCAGTAGTGAAATCAATTACCGCAACTTGCGGATAATTCCAAGAGGTGCCTGTTTCACCAATCCACACACAAGCATTTGATCCATCATTTCCGAAGCGCACATTAAGTGCTCCACGTCCACGTGAGTTCATGTATGCAAAAGCATTTACAAAACCAGACGCTCCACCCGTACCATAGGGATAACCACCACAAGTGATTTCAAAAGATGCTCCATCATATGTGTAAACCCGAATTGTCATTGTACACATAACATCTGTAACTGGTTCAGGAATTGTAATCTTGATTGCACCTGAAACAGTTGATGCGGTTGTACCATAACGACCACCACCTGGAGCAATAATTACTGCGGCACTTTCGTTTCCAGATGTGGCATCACCGTTTATATAAGCCGCACCACCCATCTGTGCAGTTGAAACTCGATAAGTATCACCACCAGTCCCACGGAAGTTTAAAAGTTTTGCTGAGTTGACAACAGAACCATAAACACCAATATAACCGGACGTTGGCCAATTCAACATTAAAGCGGACGAGGCGGTATTATACCCAACTATCTGAATAGACGATATATATGACAAAGAGTTGGGGTTTAAGTAATATGCGGTGTCATCAGAATCATAAAAGATTGGAGCACGCCAAGATGCTGTTGCATATCCTATACCACCATCGGCTACGTGTAAATCGTATGATGGATCACTTGAACTGAAGTTTCCAATACCCACATTATTATTTTGTATAGCTATGCCATTTGTAGGTCTAGCAATCGCTCCTGGTTCACCATCGTAACCCGTTGCCAGAAAGATCATACCATTTGCGTTTTTAGCCCAAATTCTTAACTCTGCATCAGCATCATCATGTTGTCTAATACCACAACGCCATGTTGGCTCTGTACCAAAAAGTATGGATCCTTCATATGAACCAGCAAACAATGAAAGAGTACCAGCCATCTGCATTGAATTTATATTTGATGCACCTGCAAAATTGCCATAATATGCGGTGTTATCCGAATCATAAAAGAACGGTGCTCGCATGTCTGCGGATGCAACTGCTGAACCACTTTGATTTACAGTGAATACATTTGATCCTCCACTGTTTCTATAAATTAATAAATCGGCAGCTTGAATATACCAGTGATTAGAATGATATTGAATTTTTCCTGAAAAATCACCATCCCAAGTCGATGAATCTGAACGCCAAGAGCCAACTGTTCTTAGTGAAGTTGTGCTGGTTGGGTCTACGTAGTAACTTGTGTTATCCGAATCATAGAAGATTGGAGCACGTAGTGAACTAGCGGCTTGAAGATAGTTTCGTGTGGTTGTTATTACGCCGCCATGGTCAATAACCATTGCAGTTTTTGAACCAGTTGCAAACGAGTCTGTCGTTGCAAAGTACATCTTAGTGCCGTATGAACCAGATGACTGAACATAGATGCCCGCTTGAGAACCCGAAGAAGACCATGCCCAAGTAATACCTTGTGCGTAGTCTGCGGTACCACCTCCAGAAAAATTAATACCGTAAGTTCCTGTGGCAGGTGTTGTTGTGTTAATTGTTGTTGAATAGCTTGTCTGAATGCCAGTCGATGTTGAGGCGTTTACAGATGTTGCGGCAAAACTTGCTGGCCCAATAGGTCCGATTGGCCCAATGGGTCCAATAGGTCCTTGTGGTCCAGTATTACCAATTGGTCCGATTGGCCCAATGGGTCCAATAGGTCCTTGTGGCCCAATAGGTCCGATTGGTCCAATAGGTCCAATAGGTCCCTGTGGTCCCGTTGGTCCTAATCCACCCATTGGTCCAAACACCACACTATTTAAACCTGTTGTGTTTCCCCCTGTGAAATAGAATGATGAATCTAAGTGAAGTACTTGACCTGAAACACTAACAGAACGTTTTAATACACCATCAAGATAGTATCTTACAACAGAACCATCATATGTAATTGACATTATAGAAGATGTTGTGTATGTGCCAAAATTGCCTACATTAGTTGTACCTTCATAAATTTCTAAACCGCCACCGGCTTGTGGATACCAAGAAAAATTAATTGAAGCATAGCTTGCATCATTGGTTGGATCTGTATTCAAACCCATCATAATGTAGTTTCCAGTGGAACTTGCTTTAAATGAACAATATGCTGTTGGGTATCCTTGCAACGAATAAACCTGGCCGTCCCAACCTGGATTACTTCCCGATGCTTTATAAAAGTTTGATGAATCGCTTGCATCTTGTACAACACCACCAGACATAACTGGTGTCCATGTTGAACCGCCTCGCACACCAATAGGTCCGATAGGGCCAATAGGTCCGATAGGGCCAATAGGTCCAATAGGTCCCTGTGGCCCAATTGGACCAATAGGTCCGATAGGCCCGATAGGTCCCTGTGGTCCAGTTGGTCCAATAGGACCAATAGGGCCAATAGGTCCGATAGGTCCTTGTGGACCAGTTGCACCTCTCGGTCCGATAGGCCCTATTGGTCCAATAGGTCCGATAGGTCCGATTGGTCCCTGAGGTCCAGTTGGTCCGATAGGCCCAATAGGTCCGATAGGCCCGATAGGTCCTTGTGGTCCTGTTGGTCCGATAGGCCCAATAGGTCCAATAGGTCCGATTGGTCCTTGTGGTCCTGTTGGTCCTGTAGAACCTCTGTGTCCAGCGGCTACGATAGTCCAAGAAGATGCGAGTGTTGAACCAATGGAAAAGTCGGATGCAATAGAAAAGTTTGTACCACTAGAAATGGTTACTGTACCCTCAAATAAATTTGAAGTGGTATTAATTGCACGAACTCTAGTGCCGGTGGCAAATGCACCTTGTTTATTTGTAGTGAGAACAATAGTTCCACCAGTTGAAGGTGTGGCTGATGTTGTTGATGTGACGCCATCATATCCCACGCCGATAGGTCCAATAGGTCCAATTGGTCCCTGTGGTCCTGTTGGTCCTGTTATACCTTGACTGCCAATAGGTCCGATTGGACCAATTGGTCCCTGTGGTCCAGTTGGTCCGATAGGTCCGATAGGACCAATAGGTCCCTGAGGTCCAATAGGCCCAATAGGTCCGATTGGACCAATTGGTCCCTGTGGTCCTGTTGCACCGATTGGCCCAATAGGTCCGATAGGACCCTGAGGTCCAGTGGCACCGATTGGACCAATAGGACCAATGGGTCCAATAGGTCCTTGTGGTCCTGTTGCACCGATTGGCCCAATAGGTCCGATTGGACCGATTGGTCCCTGAGGTCCAATCAATCCAGAATTAGGTCCGATCCATTGACCAGAAGAATTTATTACGTCTGTAGAGCCGGCTGTTAAGCCGTTCTTTACTACAAACTTTGATGACGTTGCCAAGGTTCACTTCCCCTCAGTTATTGTTTTGTTAATTAGATATTTATAACATCTCGTATCATCTTAACCGTTGTGACAGAGTTAGTTGCCGTTAAGAATAAACTGAGTGTAGAACCTGTGATTGTTGCATCAAATGTTCCTAGAGATGACGTTGAGAATATTTCACCGTATTGTGAGAGATATACTGTTGTGCCGTTGTGTACAAGACTGAGTTCGATGACATGATATGAAGAACCAGAAGTCATCTGTACATAATATTTTGCAGAACGATATGATGTAGAAGAAAAATTGTCAATAGCAACTTGTGCAGTCGATGCTGTAACAAATGTTCTAGTTGTTCTATCGCTATGTGTATGTGTTACTGTGTTTGCACCAAGGTTTGTGATGCCAGTAAAACTACCAGATATTGTGTCACCTGCTTTGTTTATTGGAGTATATCCAAGTGCAGTCGTAACGTCGGAAGAAGTGAGTGTTACTGCACCAGTTCTTGTGTTGAACGATAGAATACCGTTGTTAGTAATCGTATATGTTCCAGAAGAAACTGATGTGGCAATCGAATTTGTTCCGTTAACCGCTAATGTACCACCACCAGATACTGTACCGGAGCCAGTGTTTGCAACAAGATTAATTGTAGTTGAGATCGAGTTGTTTGAAGCAGAAGTAACTCTACCGTAAGTATCAACTGTGATTGTTGGAATTAATGTTGCAGAACCGTATGTACCAGCAGACACACCAGATGTTGCAAGGTCAATTGCAACCGCACCAGATGTTGTAGACTGTGTGATTCTAGAAATAGAATTTGAAGTTAACGTTGTAACTGGTGTTTGTGACGAAATCGTTGTTGTTCTACCATATGCATCAACTTGAATAGATGGATATGTGTATGTTCCCGGAGTAATTGTACCAATCGTAGCAAGGTCAAACGTCACCACACCTGTCGTTGCAGATTGTGTAATTCTTGTGTTTGAGTTTGCTGTGAGTGATGTTACAGCAGATGTGAGTCCAGAGTTTGCTCTGTTGAATGCGGCTTGTGTGAACGCAGTCTGTGTTGTGTTATTAGTAGTAATCTCACCACGTAGGGTAGCTACGTTAGATGCAATTGAACCATTTACTACGGCTACATTCGATGAGATTTCACCACGAAGTGTGGCCACATTAGCTGATATGTTTGTATTAATAACAGAGTTAGCCGATGCCGCATTAGCGGTTATCTCACCTCTGAGTGTCGCCACATTTGCAGAGATGTTTGTATTGATAACAGAATTGGCAGAAACAGCATTCGCAGTAATCTCTCCACGAAGTGTGGCAACGTTAGCTGAGATATTGGTATTAATTACCGAGTTAGCAGACGTAGCGTTGGCAGTAATCTCACCTCTGAGTGTCGCCACATTTGCAGAGATGTTGGTATTAATGACTGAGTTAGCCGATGCCGCATTGGCGGAGATTTCACCTCTTAATGTAGCAACATTAGCTGAAATATTGGTATTGATTACTGAGTTAGCTGATGCCGCATTGGAAGTAATCAGTGAGTTCATCACCAAGTTTGCAGAGTCAAACAAACGAGTTGTTGTACTTACGACACTCTCATATACACCAGATGAGTAAACGTTACCTGTGATACCAACACCACCAGCAACAGTCATTGTGCCAGTGCCAGTAGATGTTGCGGCAGTAGAACCAATTACTCTGAAAGATGTTTGTGCAGTATTAGCGGCAGAAACAGTTACGTTTGGTCCAAAAAGTGTTGTGTTACCGTTTGCACCAGAAGTGTTTGCACCAATTAGAATGTTTGCAAATGAACCTGCTACACCACCAGTTCCAAGATACAGAGTCTTTGTTGTACCAGATGTTGTTGCACCAGTGTGTATGAATGTATTTTGAACACCAGTTGTTGGTGAAATAACAATCGAACCAGTTTGTGTTGTACCACCAATTGTTGTTGTGCCTGTTGTAGCAGAAGTGCCCAATGTAGTTGTGGAAGTGGTTGTACCAGTCAACGAGAGTGTGGATGTGGCAGTTAAAGTGCCACCAATAGATGTTGTTGAAAGTGTTGTACCACTACGAACAATGAATGCCCCGTCAATAAAAGCATCCTCGTGTGCAATAAAGTTTCCGTTAGCTGTTAGTTGACCATTAATAAACAACTTATCGTTGTTAATAATTAATGAGTTAGTTACTGTGTTGTATTGATAAACAGTATCATAAGTAGTACCAACAATATAAACACGATTTGCCTCTGTGGAGTCAATAAACAAACCAGTAGCCGCAGTCTCTTGGAATCCAATATATAAATTTTTAATTTCTAAAGCGGCTGAAGCTGATGAAATGTCCCATGGAGTGACAAGAGAGTATTCCCAAATATAATCAGAAGTGGAGCCAACAATCCACATCTTCGTACCATCAGCACTCAGATTCACTTGAGTTGGTGATGTTTCTGATGCTGATACATTAAAAGACTTATTTGCATATGACGCAGTTGAAACATCCCATGCAGTACCAAGTGTGTACTGGTAAACAGTATCGGTTGTTGTACCAACCATATACATGATTAAACCATCTGATTTAAACCATAAACCATTTGGTGTTGCGTCTTGTGTTGTGACACCAAATGATTTATTTGCGTATGAAGCTGTTGAAAGATCCCATGCAGTTGTCAATGTGTATTGGAAAACAGTATCGTTTGTACTACCAAGCACAAACATCGTTAAACCATCTGGTTTAAAGAAAATATCCACCGGTGCAGTATCTTGTGATGTCACAGAGAACACACGTACATAAGATGCGGTTGAAACATTCCAAGGAGTTGAAAGCGTATATTGGTTTACGTCATCACCGGATGTACCGGCGATATACATATTTACGCCATCAGGACTAAAGAATACTCCGCTAGGACCTGATTCTTCTGCTGATACAGATTTGCTAAGTCCTGAATAAACCCAACTTGTGATAGTTGTGTTGTTACTAAATGCTGTGTTAGCAACAGTAAGAGATGAGAATGATGCGCTGTTATTGCTAGTCAGTAATGTGTTTGCTTTAGCAAAAGAAGCATTAGCAGTCGCATAAGCCGCATTCGCTTGGTCGTAAACTGCCTGTGATGTGCCGCCACCGCCAGTGTTTGCCGCCGCATATGCTGAATTAGCATGTGCATAAGCCGCATTCGCTTGTGCAAATACGGATGAAATATTAGATGCAACTGTCGAATTAATTACCGAGTTGGCTGATACGGCATTGGCAGTAATCTCAGAACGAAGTGTTGCTACATTAGAACTAATCGAACCGTTTAATGTGGCAACGTTAGAAGATATATTGCTGTTGATTACCGCATTTGCAGATGCCGCATTCGCTGTGATTTCTCCACGTAGAGTTGCTACGTTAGATGCAATTGAGCCGTTTACTGTGGCAACATTAGCAGTAATCTCACCACGAAGTGTTGCTACATTAGATGTAATGTATGAATTTGTATTCGTTATCGATGTGTTGACAGTTGAGTATGCTGATGTTGAATATGCCAGTATGTCTGTACCATTTACATTCGCATATGGTGTATCGATACCACCAACTTTAATCTTATCATAGATTGTATTCGCATCAAATACTATTGTTGTAGTTGGATTTGGTATTACATTAGAAAAGAACTTCCATGTTCCATCATCGTGGTCACGCACAACACCAGTGTGCTGAAGTTGTGTTGTAGTAAAGTGTCCAACAAGACCAAT